ACACAACAACGGTTATTGTTAATGGTGAAAAGCTGAAAAGCGATATAACATATGGCTATGGAAATCACTACTTAGCAACAGCCGCCGAGCTTCTCCGTGAAAATGGTTTTGACGTTCCGGCGAGCAATGATAAAGCATATCATTATATGCAGTCATTCGCTCATTCAGCGGAAGACGTAAAAAGGAAAAAAGATTTGTAGGAGGTGGAAAAATGAAAATCAATAAATTATCGTGGGCGGTTGCCTACAAGATGGACAAAAGAACACAGGACGACGGAACAACGAAAGTTGTTACCGTCGCAAAGTTCAACACGGCGGAAGCCGGAGCAAACTTTATAAAAAAATGTCTACCAAAAGATACAAAAGAACGTTTTTTTGTGGTAGACGCTGACGCCTTGGAGGCTTGCGAGGATGCGGACAAAATAAAGCGCCTTGAACACTCCGAGGCAGCTAGATTTTTCGCATATGTCGAAAAAGAAGGGGGGTATTGATATGTTTGTATCAGTTAAAAGCCTTACGGCTCTAATCGACCAAGATATACAATTTTATATTGATGGGGTAGCAAGCAAGGAACAGCACAGCCCGGAAGAGTTTGAAAAGTGGCATAAGTATATAAAAAGCCGGCTCGTAGAACAACTTTCCAAACTGAAATTAGACAAAAAAGAAGCTGCGCCGGTTTTTTCCGGCGGTTTCTTTTCTTGCATTTTGGCAAAATAAAAAAAGATTGGAGGCGGTGACATGATGAAATCACTGCGGAAATGGCTAGAGAAATACGGTTATAATCCGGAAAAAATCAAACTTTTCGGAGGTGGCGAAGCGTTGGAGGTATCAACGCCATACCAAGGACAAACACCAACGGCGGAACAATTCGCGATATTGTCAGAAATCCGGCGGCACGTGTCAAGGCACTATGCCGGGATAAAGGTTGAGCCGCGCGGATTTTATTCGTCAATTTATATCTATTATAACAATTAGCTGGATGCGTTCCGGCTTTTTGTCGTGCGCTCTGCCTGCTTTTGGTGGACGTGCGCCCTGCTGCCGTTTTGCTTTTCGCAAATCTCCGGCGGTGTGTTTGCGATACCAAAAACAAAAGATTGTTTTTCCCCTGCCGGATGTATTCCGGTTTGGTTTGGATGTAAAAAACACATAGCACCTTGACAACGCCTTATATTAGCCGTATACTGATTTTATATATCTATAGCAAGTTTATAGGCTCACGAGATAAAAATGGCAAAATAGATGCTTTAGAACGTCCCACAAGGGCAAGCCTTTATTTAGTGTATCTAAAATCAGCAAAGTAAAAAACAGTGCAAAAACTGTTAATATAAATCAATTTGAAAAAATTCACCCTGCAACTATAAAAATCAGCAACCCCGGGGGGTATCAAAAAATTTGCATTATCGGGAGAAAATTCCGAAAACGCAAAAAATCTCTCTCCAACCTTGAAAATTTGAAAGGTAGGGGGGTATCAAAATATTTTGCTTACCGGGTGTAAAAAGAAAGGAGTGTTCATCATGAACAAAAAGACAAAAGCATTAGACAAGGAAACCTACAAAGAAATCATAACCGCAATCCGTAAAGGCTTCAATTACGGCGAACACGTATTCAAGCCAAACAAACGGCTTGCTACATTACTGGTAGTGCAAGCAAACATCGGAGTTAGAATCTCTGATATACTGCACCTTACGCTTTCAGACGTGGTATACGAGAGCGGTCGCTATCATCTGGATATTGTAGAGCAGAAAACCGGCAAGGGAAGAAATTTCACGGTTCCAACTGAATTATTCCAATTCTTAAAGCAGTACACCACAGATAACGGCATTGCACCAACCGCAAGAATCTTTCCAATCAGCGAAAGAGCCGTACAGAAACAATTGAAAATTGTAGCGGATTTCTTTGGAATTGACGGAATATCAACTCACAGTTTCCGGAAGTTCTACGCTACGGAGATGTACCTAAACAACGATTATGATATAGAGTTGGTGCGTCACCTGCTACAGCACTCATCCAGTTCGACAACGCAAAGATATATTGGAATCAGCGAAAAACGTGTTGAGAACGCACTGAAAAACCATTTGTGTATCATCTGATTGTATGGTACACTGTAAAGGTCTAAAGCCAATATAATACGGCAACCATTTATTTCTCCCCCCGGTTGCCAATTAGACAAAAAAGTAGGAGCCTTTTCCATAATTTAGGCTCCTACTTCTTATTTATTTTTTATTTTTCTTCCTTGCAACGTGTTCTAGTATGGTTTTCTCTGCTTCTTCTCTTAGTTCCGCAAAGTACGATACAACTTCCATAACAAACCTTGATTTGTAACCTTTTTCGTACTTATAGAGTATCTTGTAATCATCTACATTGTATGATTTCCCAATATCCAAAAGAATCTTGTGGTACAATCCTTTTCTCGTGAGTTTGTATTGCTTGCAAAGATACTCAAAGTTTGGTTCCATTTCTGCAAGCCATTTATCCTCTACGAGTAGCGGATAGGTTTTGCGTTCCGGAATCTCCTGCTTTACCTTAAAGTATGAATTTACTAATTGACGCTGTACTTTCCATGCTATATCTCCGTTTAAAGATTTTACAATCATCAAGTAACCACTTTCTGTTAATAGTGTAATTCCTTTGTTCGGCACAGTGATATTTCTAATGTACGAATTTGTCTCATTAGAATTTTTCTTTGTCAAAGAGAAGTAATCTTCACCCTCAATAAAGTGTTTCTTGTTTCGGTTAAAGTTTCTTCGTGCTGTACCTGATTTATTTTCGTGCACTGTATCAATATCCTTAAATGTCACAACTCGCTGTCCGTTATACTCTCTAATTTGCATTTCTGTGTTTTCAATGGTAATTACTTCGTTCATTAGCAAGCACCACCTTTCTCTGGGAAGAAATCAATCTTTCCGTTTGTCAGAAATTTATCACAGTATGAAAATCCTGCAATGAACGATGCTTCTTGTACATCTGCTATGCCATCGCGAATTGATTCATCTATATTCTGAAACAGGCTCGGGTTTAATATGTCTCTCAAACGAGCAATGGCGTCTTCCGCTGTTTCCCAGTTCTTGTTGATAATACAAACTTCCTCGGAATTGTTCATGTCTTTTGTGTCCATAAAGTTTCGATAAGCAATTTTTAATAATTCTTCCATGTTTTTTCCTCACTTTCAAATAATGCTTGATTTTCCACAAGAAAATGATAGAATAGATTTATCAATTCCTTATGGAGTTGTTGCTAAAGTGTTGTGTTCGTTGGTAGCGGTGCAACACTTTATTTGTTTTCTGTTAATCTCCTATAAACCAAGTCGATTCCCTCTCTAAGAATATCTGTTTTGGTTTTTCCTGTTTTTTCCACACAGAACTCTAATTTTTTCATGTCGCTAACAGTAAGCCTAACTCCTGTTCTGTTAGTTCCTCTAGGGTCTCTTGTTGGTCTTCCAACTTTTTGCGCCAAAGTATCTCTCCTTTCGTTATTATGTTGAACATAATTATATTATACATTTTGTTCAACATAAGTCAACCCCTAAATGTAAAAAAAATAGAGACAATATAAATTATACTGTCTCTATCCAATAAATCTAGTTATCAAGCATTTCATTTACTCTCTGCATATTATCTCCAGTATCATACACAATCACGCATGACCTGCCAAAATAAAAAACTGCTAAGAATATAACGCAAATTAAAATAACAATTAAAAGTCTTTTCCACATATGAATTACAACCTTTCTCTATACTAACTAAATAAAATACCGTTCTTCATTATGTACCAAAACACAGAAAAACAAAGGATAATAAGAAAAGCAATTAAGTTATCTTTCGTAAGATTCTTATAATATTGAACATCATATCCCTCGTTTGCTCTAAATGAGCTATAGCATTTAAAACCAATCGTCCAAGCGAGCGGAATAAGTGCCAATAGATAATATTCTTCGACCAATATTCCAACTAAACTAATAACATTGGTTACTGCCGCTAACATATTTGCAATGAACGAATTCTTCAATTCCTTTGATTTGCAGATTATATAACCACAATGTGGACAACTCTCTGCCGTATCACTTACCTGACCTTTACACTCCGGACATCTTATCAATGACATTTCTGAATCCCCCTATTCTATTTTATCAAAAACCTAAAAATAAAAATATTTAGCAAACCAATCACAATAACAACCCAATCATCAATAATGTATTTGTTCTTCCCCTGCCTTACTAAATCAATTATAGCCAATAACATAGCAAGAACGGCAAGTATCGTAGAATATCCCGGTGTTGGAAATAATATTGATATTCCGCACATTACTGCACTGACTATTCCAAGCGGAGAATGTTTCTTTTTTACATACATGGGATTTCCACAATTTGGACATTTGTTTGCATTATCACTTATTTCTTTCCCACACTCCGGGCATTTAATCAAAGCCATGAGCAATCCCTCCTCTTTTATTTTTGATTGTATATTATCATATTTGACTATATTTGTCTATAATGCAGTTCTTAATGTTTGGAATACATTGTTTGTTATGCTAATTATTTTATCTGCGTATGTTGCCAAAAAGTCGCAAAACATTTCTTCCTGCTCCAAAGTCATATCAATTCCGTATGAAAACATTGCGCTATGGCATATCTCATGTAGCAAAACTTTTCGTAAAAAACCGCCACGCAAAATATTTGATATATAAATTGTTTGATTATTTCTATCGCACATTCCGCAAGTATAACTTCCGTCACTTCTTTGTAACATATTGCTATACGGTGATACTGTTACTATATTCCAAACAAAACCATTCATAGTATACAATTTAACCACTCCAATCAAAAAGGGGCAATTACGCCCCTTTAATTTGTTTTTGTTAAAACTTCTGCAACAATGTTTGCATTTTTGTTTTGAGTAAATTTTTTTCTTCCTGCGAACTATCCGCAATCATTTCCGTAATGTCTTTTGATAATTCACCCATGTACTTTTCTAACTCTTTCATTTTGTATTGCTTATCCGCCGGTGTGTCTGCTTTGTGCATTTCTTTTGATTCCATGTACGACATACGGCTCATTCCGCTTCTGCCCTCTCTGGAATCTCTCATCTTCATGTTTTTATCCATCCCGGTATCAGTGTAATACATAAGACCGTCTCTGTGTTTATCCATATCTCTGTACCATTCTGGGTCATGTTCCCGGTACATTTCCGGGGTCATATGATAATATGGTTCGTCATATCCTCTACGGTACGTTCCTCGTCCTTTCGGAGCAAATCTTCCGTCAGCGTATCGGTATTTGTCATAAAATCTTCTTCCGTCTCCGTAACGCTCAAACATTTCAAGCGTTTCTTCCAAGTTTGATTCATCCATTGCCTTTGTCAAGGTTCTGTAGTACATTGCTTCCGACAAATCTTTCATCATGTCTACTACTTTTCCCATTTCGCAAGTATCAACATTTTCGATTCCAGATTCCATTTCACTTTTGGCACATTCGGAAAGTTTTTCAATCATACAATGCATTCTTTTAATATCCATCTCAATCACCTCCACCGGTTGTAACAATAGTTCCATCACCGTTTATTGCATTTAATCTGTTGTCTGGGGCGCAAGCAATTCTTCCAAGCAATTTGAAAACCCCACTATTTGACGTGGTTTCAACTCTTGTACTGTATTTTGTTCTTGTTCTGATACTACAAGCCGTTGCCTGCGTACAATCACATTTTGTCAGTGGATAAAGTACCGTACCAGTTCCAATCTGGATATATACCGGAGCAGAGATTGTTGTTTCTGCCGGAATGTTCTGCGCCACAACAATGCAATATTTTGAACCATCGTTATAACTTCCTTCCGGGATTTGGATAACAAGACCAGTACCGGCAGTAAAATTTACTGCCTGACTTATAATCAATTTCTTGCAAAGTCTGCATACGTTTTTACAATTACTCATAATCTACCTCCTAAAAATCAATATGGGATAAGCCATAGACCTATCCCATAGAGTAATAATCAGCCTAGTTCGGCGAGTTTTTCTGATATTCTGTTTTGATTCTTCTGCATATTAGCAACAACCGCAACCGTTGTTAAGACCTACTCCATAAGCGGACTGGTAAGGTGAGCAAGTGATGTAAGCTGGTACGGCAGTAGGTCGAAGTTCTTTCACAAGCTCTTCTTTTGAAAGAGCAGACTTAAGTGTCTGATTTTCGGCCTGTAATGTTGCCAGCTTGTCGTTTACAAGGAAGTCAAGGATGCTTCTTGTGTTTGCGTTCTGATTGTCGATAATATCTCTTGTATTGTTGCACATCGAGTTCTGGAGTGCGTTTGTCTGCGTTGAAATGTTGTAATTCACGCCCTGAATAGCTTCTCTTGTTGCACAGCAGCAGTCGGAAATCTGATGAGATACGTCATTGAATCCCTGCTGGTTCTGAAAACCAAGCGTACAGATTGAGTTATCAAGAGTTCTGAAATTGCTGTTGATTGTGTTGTTCAGCGCATAGTTACTGTCTGCCAGTCCGTATGTCTGCTGGTCGAGTTTGCTAATAAGCGTCTGCTGGTCTACTGCGGCTCTAACATCTGCCTGTGTAGCACAAGGAACGGATGCTCTGTCACCGCCGTTGCCGTAACCGCCGCCAAATCCATTACCCCATCCGCCAAAAATAGCAAACAAGATAATCAAGACCCACCAGCCGTTTCCATCTCCCCAGCCGTCTTTGTTGTTTCCTGTCACTGCCGCAATATCGGCAAGACTAGGTGAATTTCCGTTAAACATTTTGTTTACCTCCATTGTTTTATTTACAAATGGGAAACTAGTTTTAAGCGCACAACCCAAAATGTACTAACGTAAATTGCATCTTTGCATAATTGATTTTCTTATTTCATCCGGTGTGGTTCCTTTTTCTTTGCAGACGTTTTCTGCAAATTCCTGTAATCCTTTTGAATCTCCATTTCTATACATCTCAATAGCATTTTTTGCCATAGGGTTACTCATAACTTCATTGCTTTTTGTAATTTCTTCTAAAAATTTCTGTGGATTTCTCATTGCTTTCATAAAACTAATTGGATTAAGCATCTGTATCACTCTCCTTTTTAGTCGTAGTCGAAGATTTAGTGCTTCTAGTCGAAGACTTAGTCGAAGTTTTAGTTAAAGACGATTCCAAGTTAGAGATTTTGTTTTCCAACTCATCGAATCTTTTCATAATTACTTCTGTAACCTCTTCTGATATGCCTATTTTGCTTTTTGTGTTGTCCTGTGTCGGATTGTTAGGTTCTGTATCTAAAACTGGTTTAAAAGTCAAAATATGAGTTCTTCCATTTGCAAGCCATTGTTTTCCGAATATTTCTGTTCCGTCTGCTTTTGGAAAATAATATATATTCCCATCCATCGGAATGTCTGTTGCTTTTACAACGTCAATGCTATCAACAACTTTTCCAATAAAACTTGTCTGTTGTGATGTTGCCTGCATTTGAGAGTTCTGCATAGGTGGTTGTAAGTTCTGCTGACAATTTTGCAAAAAGTTCATTCTTTCTGCGTATGGATTTTGAACATATCCGTTATTCATCGGATAAAAGTTCTGATAATTTTGCATCCGGATTCTCCTTTCTTATTTTGCCAATAACATTTTCAAACACGCTAACGGCTGTAGCCTGCGTTCCAATAGGTATTCTCTGCATTTCATTTTCGCTAAAAATCATTTCAAGAATCTCGTCTTTGAACATATCAATCACTCCTTACAATTAAAACTTACACCAAAAAAAGACGGATAAACCGTCAGAAATCATTCAAAATTTATTCATATGTATTATTGGAAACAATGCTCTTTTCTTACAATCACGTACTTTGCTTAGTGTAAAACAATGT